CAGGTCAAAGATTGCGGAAGCAAATGACCGTGCGAAAACTTGGGAACTACAAGCGAACTTTCTTAAAGAACTAAACGATGACAAAAATCAAAGCACTCGTGGTAAGAGCATCAATAAATGATATTATCAAATGGAGAGTTTATTTTGCCGGAGAGTTACTTGCAACTTTTGAGAACGAAACGGATGCAATTTACTACGCTAACTTCATAGACAGACAATGATGAACACAAAAGATATGGTTGCATACTTACTGCAACACAAACCCGAAACGAGAGATTGCGACATTAAATTGATGTCGGTTATTTATCGCAGATTATGTGACGGCAAGGATTTCTTCACGGAGTTTGAAGCAAAGCGATTGCCATCACCGGAAACGATTCGCAGATGGAGAGCCAAGCACCAGGAAGAGAACGAGGAGTTGCGTGGTGTGAATTACAATGATCGTCATAAATCTCAAATAAAAGTAAAACGAGAGTTGGGATATTCCGTTTGATGTAGTATATTTGTAAGAGTGATTGACAAATGCGGGTTTGTCTATAATCAAAACTTTTTGCCTTCGTGATAGATGTGTTCCCGTAAACCTTCTATCGTGAAGGCTTTTTTTATGCAAAAAAAATGGGAACACAACAAGAAATATGGAAAACGATTGCTGATAGCAATGGTGAGTACCAAATCTCCAATCAGGGGAATGTCAAGAGTTTTAAGTATGGTATGGAGCGGATTTTGAAACCAAAATTGGGAGGTATTGGATTAAAATACCAATATGTTGGATTATATATTGATGGCAAAATTCATCAAGTTGCAATTCACCGATTAGTTGCTTTGGCTTTTGTAGATAATCCCGATAACAAGCCACAGGTGAATCATATTGACGGAAACAAATTGAATAATACAGTTATTAATCTTGAATGGTCAACCGCTAAAGAGAATATAAAACACGGTTGGTCAACGGGATTAAATGAAGCAAGGAGATTGTCACAATCAAAGCCAGTAATTGACAATGTAACTGGTAAAAAATATGACTCATTAAAATTAGCGTGTAAAGATATTAACGAACCATATACTCGTCATCAAAAGAGACATATGCATTCATCACCACTTCAAAGATTCTTTTACTTATGAGCAAAGATCCGGCATTCTTATTTTATTCATCCGACTTCTTGACGGGTACTTTGCTGATGTCAATGGAACAAAAAGGGAAGTTTATCACCTTGCTTTGTATCCAGCATCAAAAAGGTCATATGTCAGAACGAGATATGTTGCAGATATGCGGAACATATGATGAAGATATCTTTGATAAATTCCAAAAGGATTCAGATGGCAAGTTCTACAATGAGAGATTAAAGGAAGAAATTGACAAACGAAAATCCTATTCAGAGTCAAGACGCAATAATCGTAAAAAGAAAGATGATGTGATTATCATATCTGAATCATATGTTCAACATATGGAAAATGAAAATGAAATTGAAAATATAATTGAAAATAAAAAGGTAGCAAGATTTGAAAAACCAACTTTATCAGAGTTAAAAACCTATATGACGGAAATCGGAATGGCTGATGTATCCGAGAAGTGGTTTGACTACTACGAATCCAACGGATGGCTTGTAGGTAAAAACAAAATGAAGAACTGGAGGGCAGCGGTCAGGACTTGGAAAAATAACAATCTTTCAAATAATGTTACTACTCCACAAGTTATCAACAGAAAAATATTTAACTTGCACGATTATGACGCAAGAACTTGAAGAATACATAATCGGTCAACTACTATTCTACGATCAAACTCGTGCAATGTTGCCGAGAATCAAATCGCAATGGTTTGAAGACAACCTAAACAAACGCATTGTTGAATCAATGTTGGAGATGTACATCAATAACGATGAGATTGATGTTTTGACTTTGGGAAAGAAGTTCAGCCGTGCTGAGATGGTCACCATCGTGAAACTCACGCAGAATGTTTATGGAATGCCAAACATCAGCAGTCACCTTCCAGCACTTGAACACAAGTACCTGAAAAAACAATTTATTGAGAACATCACCAACTTGGATTTGACTTCGGACTTGAAAGAGATTCTCACCAATGTTCAGACAATGGTCGACAACACCAAGTTCACAACCATCAATGATCCGGTCACAATTACCCAAGTTACCAACAAGACGGTTGATGCTATTATTGATGCGGTGCAAAGAGGTGATAAGCTAACGGGAAGACCAACGGGATGGGCAGGACTTGACCGGGTATTGGGTGGATGGAACAACGGTGATTTGATTGTGATGGCTGCAAGACCGGGTCAGGGTAAAACGGCACTCGCTTTGTCGCTGATGTATGACTTCGCAAAGATTGGTGGTAAGGGATTGTTCTTGTCGCTGGAGATGAGCAACGAGCAACTTGTCAAAAGATATTTATCATTGATCACCGACCTTGCCAATTGGAAGATTCGCAATGCAAACCTTCGTGAGTTTGAGGTTCAGCAACTGATCAATTCAGCCAACAATCAGACGGTGCAATTCTACATTGACGATGATCCAAATTGCAGTATCCAACAAATCAAATCAAAGGCAAAAATCCACAAAGCGAAACACGGACTTGAACTTTTGGTGATTGATTACATCCAGTTGATCAAAGGAACAAAAACAAACCGAGAGCAAGAGATTGCCGAGATATCACGCAACTTAAAGTTGCTCTCTAAGGAACTAAACATAACCGTGATAGTGTTGGCTCAGTTGTCACGCAAATGTGAGGAGAGAGCGGACAAAAGACCTATGCTTAGCGATATCCGTGAGAGTGGAAGCATTGAGCAAGATGCGGATGTTGTGATGTTCCCATTTCGACCGGCATACTATTCAGGTGAGAAGCTCCAAGAAGAACAAGCCGAACTAATTATCGCAAAGAATCGTCACGGTGAATGCTACACAATACCAACGACATTCATTGGTGAACGCACAATGTATCAAGAACGATTATGAGAGTTTTAATAGCGTGTGAATATAGTGGTGCAGTCCGTGATGAATTCATCAAACTTGGTCACGATGCAATGAGTTGTGATTTGTTGCCAACTGATGCACCTGGTCCACACTATCAAGGTGATGTCTTTGACATAATTAATGACGGATGGGATATGATGATTGCCTTCCCACCTTGCACACATTTAGCATTATCAGGAGCAATGCACTTTGAAAAAAAGAGATTAGACGGAAGGCAAGAAGAAGGATTGCAATTTGTCAGAGATTTAATGAATGCCAATATCCCCAAGATTGCGATTGAGAATCCCATTGGGATAATATCATCAAGGATTAAAAAATATGATCAAATCATTCAACCATATTATTTTGGTGATCCATTTCAAAAATCTACTTGTCTTTGGTTAAAAGGATTGCAACCATTAAAAAGAACAAATGTCGTGAATTGCGGTGAGTTTAAGGAATGGGTAGATAAAAAGACCGGAAAGAAGAAGCGTCAACCATTATGGTTTTTTGAAGCATTATCACAAGGAGATTTAAGATGGAAAATAAGAAGTCAAACATTTCCAGGAATTGCCAAAGCGATGGCAGAGCAATGGAGTCAACCACAAATGATTCAAACAAAATTACTATGAACTACTACCAGGAAATACATTTACTTAAACAAGAAGTCAAACGCCTTCGGGGAGTTGTTGCCGAACTGAATCAGAAACGAATTGACGAGGTCAAAAAACTCAAAGATGAAATCATCAATCCAAGATGCAAGATTAACGAGATAGATGCCGAATGGACTGAAGCAATGCGAGTGGTTGCAATCGTCTATGATGTTACACCTGATGCAATCGTGGATAAGGGTCGCACTCAAAACATTATGGATGCTCGGCACTTATTTTGCTATTTATGTAGGAAGCATCTCAAGATGACCTATCTTTCCATCGGCAAGATTCTTCACCGTGACCACTCAACCATCATAAACTCCGTGCAAGTGTACGATTCACTTATCGAATATGACCGAACAACCAACAAACTATATGTCGAATCTTTATCCTTACTGGGTTTGCATCTGCACGAAAGGTCTAAGCTCGTCAATACATATTCTCCGGTCTGAAGATGAGATGTTGAGGATAAAGAAAAAATACGAAAAGAATGGTTATATTTGTAGTATTGAAAAGAAAATGTGAAAAAAGCCGAAATCATAGAGGAACTCTCAAGAGCTGAATGGTTAACCAAAGCCACGAAGAACATCGCCAAAAATAACGAGTTGGCAAGGGAACTTTATCAATTCTACTTTTTGACCATATTGCAAAAACCTGATGAACAAATTGAGAAAATATACAACGACGGATACATCCAGTTTTGGACAATCCGTCTTTTGTACCTTTGTATCAACGGCAACCGGCATCCCTTTGGTGAATCTCGGATATATGATCAATACGATGTCTACGACCTTCACTTGTCTGAAGAACCCGACCTACTTTTGGAACGGGAAGAAGATGAGCAAATGGAACAAAAACGATTCAACAAAATAAATCAAGTAACTGAATCAGCATATTTTTATGAAAGGGAGTTATTCAAGTTATGGTGTAGTGGAATGTCAGCACGAGCAATCCACCGCCAAACGGATATTTCAGTCAGGGAGATATTGCGTGTAGTAAAATTAATGAAAGAAAGATGTACAACGAAATAATTGGAATTGCTTGTCTAAGCATCATCATCGTCAACTTCGGCAAACCAGCCGACCTACTCAAACGCTATCTCTACGGAAGCGACTACTC